GATGTTGTTTGATATCGCCTGCCCCATGCGCTTGCCCGCCTCTTCGCCGACCTTGTCAGCGATGGGGAGGACAAGCGCCTTCAGCTTCGTGTGAAACTGCGGGATGACGGGAACGACGTCAACCGCTGCACCACCCACAATGTCCAGATCAGCCATCACGCCTCCTTCTGCGTCTGATTTCTCAGCCGCGGGTCAAGGGCGCGGCGCTGCTCGTCCGTCAGTCCCTTCCGGGCTGCAGACTTCGGGGGGATTCCGGGGCGTGGTGTGGGGTGAAATTCGCCAGGCTTCCCGCCGGCGATGGCGATAGCCGCGTTACGGCTGAGGGTGACCTCGTCTTTGATGGCCGCGAGCAGCATCTCCACGGCGCTCCACGGCGCTTTGTCCGGGCGGTACTCGCCACTAGGACGTCCCGTGGCGTCCTCCGGCTGTGCGTTCCGAAGGGCGGTTCTCGTCGCCGACTCCGGCGGAAGACCCTGGATCAGGACACGCAGCCGACGTATCGACATGCGTCCGCGGTACACGTCCAGTAGGTCGATACCGCGGAACGCCAAGTCAGCCTCTAGCGCTTCCGCGTGCTCCTGGAGGACGTCCCACGTCCACCAGACTTTCCCGGGGTCTCTCCCGCGGACTCCATCGCGGCGGATACGAACTCGTTGATCTCGTCAAGGGTCGCGTCGATGTCGATGAACTTCTCCACGTCGTCCTCGTGGAGTACGCCGGCCGCCCACGTGTCGTAGTCAGCGGTGCGGAGGGCTCGCAGGTACGAGGGGCGCCACTGAGTGACGGGCTTCACGCGGAGTTCGACGTCAGCCAGCTGCGCCGTGCTGTACGCCTCGGTGGCCTCGTTCTCCTGCGCCTGCGAAGGGGTGGTCTGAGTCATGCGCGCGGGTCTCCTAAGTCAGTGATTGTGTTGCTGCGCGGGTCTTGTGGAGCTGAGTTGAGGATGAAGCGGAGCCCCGGACCCGCGCGGTACAGGGCTCCGCTGGACTGCGTGAGGGCTTAGCCCTCCGGGAAGAAGCCGGAGACGTCGATGTCGCCGTAGTCGAGCGAGCGGGTAACGGCGGACGCGTTCGACGCGCCCTTGTAGAACTTGAAGGTCATCTGCAGCGCCATGACATCGCTCGTCTGTGGCTGCTCGTCGCCTCGCTCGGTGACCTTGCCGTTCGGCATGTAGAGCCGCATGCGCTTGTCGCCGTCCATCGAGTCGAAGACGAACGCGTACCGGAGGTCGTTCGGCTTGTCAGGAAGCGCGTAGGTGACGGTTCCCGTGGTCGGCTCCAGCGAAGCCAGCGGAACGTTGTCGTAGAGCGACCGGACGAAGGGGTTCAGTCCCTCCAGGAAGGTGACCTGTGCGCTCTTCACGGACTTGGTCATCAGCGTCCGGATGGGCTCCAGGCTGCCGGCCGCCTCGATGTCCTTGGACTCCTCTTCGATCTTGAAGAGCCCGCCCTCCGTGGTGATCCAGCCGAGATTTACCCACGGGGTTGCCGGGTCCGCGAACGAGACCGGCGCGACCGTGTTCACGGCCGCTGCGTAGACGAGATAGTCGGTTGCGCCGAAAGTGAGATCGGCATTGCGGGTGTCCGCCATGATGCCTCCAGGGCATGCGAAAGTGCCGCGCAAGTCGCCTCACGCGGTTGGGAAGTTGGGTTATGCAGCCCGGAGGCTCACGGTGAAAGTGGCGCCACGTCGGTGGATCGCGTCATTCGCCCACGGCTGCCGGGACGGACCGGCGTCACACCGGACACCACGTACGACTGCGCCGTTCACAGGGCCACGAAGAAGCACAAGAGCATCACGCACCTGGCCCGCGAGCGTTCGTGCCTCGTCCGCAGTAGCGGCGAATACGTCAACAGCCACGCGGGGGTGATGACTGAAACGCTCGTCCGGTCCCCCGATGCGCTCCACGCGGATCACGGGGAGCCGGTCCTCCAGATCGGGCGGGGTCTCTGCGCAGCTGAACGCGCCAAAGGTCGATTCCGCCCACGGGGCGAGCACAGCTTCAACGTCAGGCACTGTGCGCCCCCTTCACAGTGTCGATCGCCTTGGTGAGGATCGCGTACCGCGGAACTCTTCCGTCGCCCGTTTCCACGCGCCAGGCATGCGGGGCAGTGTTGACTACCTGCGCCCCGAAGCGCTGCCGGGGCTGCCCGCGAAAGGGCACGTTCCGGTTGATCGGCATAACGTCAAAGCTGCGCTTGTACCATCCCGGGTGCTTGTCCTCCGCGGGGTCGCCCACGGGGGCTGTCGCCTGTGCAACGTGCATGATCTTCACGCAGGCATCCCGGCACGGCTTTGCAAGCCACGGCCGGCTTACCATGCGTCCAAGACCGGCGTACTTGCCTGTGTACTTCGAGCGGTACGCCATCAGCCGGTCACCTCCTTCACCGTGGCTTCGACTCGCGCGAGCGACGTCAGGGGGAAGACCATTGGGCGCCCGACGACCTCCCAGACCTCCGCGCCGTCGTCAGAGACGATTCGGTCGTCGGGACGGACATCGGTGCCGAGAGGAGCGGCGAACACGCGACGGGTGGTGACGGTCTCGGATGCCTCGTTCGTCTCCGACGAGGAACCCACGGTCACGCCGTAGGGGCTCATGATGGCGCAGTTGTCCACCTGGACCCGCACGCGGGGACCGGGCACGTAGGACCCCGTAGAGTCCCGCACCCGCTCCCCCGCGCGGTCGATGAACCACGTGGCCGACATCAGCGACGCGATCAGGCTCATGCCGGCCGCCATGGGTACGTAGAGATCCGGGTCTCCACCGGGGCGATGTCCAGCATCCCGGCGCCTGACGCCTTGCCCACCGCGCGACGCAGCCGACGAACCTCGTCGTCAGACAGCACCACGCCGGTCTGCGCGTCGGTGTAGCTCACGAGCATGCCGCCCGCTTGCTCAGACCGGACGCCCTGCGGGTTGGTGAGGATCCGGGCAGCAACCGCAAGTGCTACCGCCCGGATGCCGCGCTGAGGCGGCTCGGTGATCCGGTCCCCCACCTCACCAAGGATGGCGTCCTCCGCCAGGTCGTGTGCCAGTTGAGCGCGCTCGTCCGTCAGAGGGATGCCCAGCAGGGTGCGGAGATCAGCTGTCAGAAACAGCATCGCCGCCCGCCTTCCGTCGCGCCGGAGCGCGCTTGGCCGGGGCTGCCTTCTTCGCAGCCGGCTTCGGAGCGGGCTCCGTAAGTCGACTTGCGGAGGGCGGCTCCAGCCACGCCTTCGAGTTGGTGATGAGTGCCTGTGCCCACTCCGGGACCTCGTCCGCGGGGCCGAACACGTGGCTCACGCCCGCGGAGTCCGTCACGTGGACGTTCGTCTTCAGGGTTGCCATGCGTGAATGCCTCGCGATCAATGTCAGAGAACGTCGGCGACGAAGGTCAGGTCTGGGGCCGCCATGACAGGAAGGGCGATGGCAGTCGCGCGGGTCCACACAGTCTGCGGGTCCTCCGTCTTGTAGCCACCGACCGCCACGCCCGCAGCGTCGCCAGCCAGGCCGTACCGCGGGTCGTCGGCCTCCACAGGGACGCCCCACAGGGTCTGACCCACAGCGTCGCCGAACTCCGGCAGGAAGAGGATCTTGTCCACGGGAGTGACTCGCGTCGCAACGCCGTTCACGGACACCTGCGCGTCGTAGATGACGACCGGTGGGATGTCGAAGTCGGCCAGCACAGTGTTCAGGCCGTCCCGCGTGAGGACGGTCGGAGGGTTCTGCGTGTTCGCCAGCTTCGTCAGGCCGACGTTACGCCGAAGGGCGTTGTAGATCGTCCGGGACATCAGGGTGTACGCCGGCAGTCGACCGTTGGTGTTGTTGTAGGTGTCGAGCCAGGACGACAGGTCGCCATACGCGTCAGCGGTGGCAAAGGTGCTCCACACGGTGGAAGCCGTCACGGAGTGTGCGGCGTTGCGGCCGAAGTCGACGCCGGCCTGAACACCGTTCTCGTTCAGGTTGACGCTGCCGTTGAAGAGCGCCTCACCGCGCGCCAGCTCCATACGGGCTTCGATCTGGCGGGCGAGTCGCACGCCGTCGTCCAGCATGGCGTCACGGATCTCGGCGCTCTGAGTGTCCACGTTCCGGCGCTTGATGCGCTCGTACTCGCCGACCGGGATCTTCCGCGAGATGGGCGGCAGTTCGCCAGACACTCGCGCGCCGCCGGGCCGGACACCGACGTCAGACGATGCATCGAAGCCACGGAACACAGCAGCCTCGGTGAGGCCGCCACCTCCGCGGGTGAAGCGGTAGGAGAGATCGTTGATGGTGCGGTTCGGGAGCCAGCGGTCAAGCGTGAGCTGATTCTCGTCGCGGTCGGCCAGGGCCGCGCGGGCGTACCCGGTCAGTTCCGCCGGGGTCGCGAACTCGTCAATGAGCTGCATAGTTGGTTGTTACCTCTCTCAGACGAAGATGACGCGGGAGGCCAGGTCGGTCTTCCCGGCAGCGTCGACGGCGACGGGGAGCTTGGACTCCTTGACGGCGCAGTGGACGAGCATCGAGCCCACGGCGCTGGACAGGGTGGCGCCCCGACGGGTCACGACCTCCACGCCCGTGAACAGGAATCCGACGAGGGTCTGACGGCCGTCAACGGCGGTGTCGTCGTATGGGCCGTACTTGCCGCCGGTCGTGATCTTGCCGAGCGGGATGCCGCTCTTGACGTAGCCGTCCGGGTAGTGGGTGCCAGCGGTGAACTTGGTGACGTCGAGCGTCACGCTCAGGGCGATGTCGGTGCCGTGGTCGCCGGCGAGCCAGTCCCGCTTGTCCTGGCTGAACGACTCAGTGATGAGTCCGAGGTTCATGGGTCCTCCTGTGAGGGTCGGTTAGTTCTTGGCGTGGCGCTGTCGGTACAGCTCCGCGCCGGTAGCCGTGGTGCGGGTGCTGCCGCCCACGTCACCCCCACGGTCGCCGCCTGCGCGGGGTGGAGGGGTGCCGAAGCCGGAGGGTGCGAAGTCCTTCAGCAGGTCGTCTGCGTCGGTCTCCAGCTCCTCCTTCGTGGATCCCTGGAGGCGCTTGGCCTGCGCAGGCGTGAGGCCCTTCTCAGCGGCTACGGTGATCCGAAGCGCGTCCGCCCGTGCCTCGTCCCGCTCGCGTTCGGCGGTGAGGCGAGCGGCGTCCGCGGCGTCCTTCTCTGCCTGGAGCCGCTCAGCGTCGGTCAGATCAGCCGCCTTACGGGTGGCGAGTTCCGCCTCAGCCGCGCGCAGACGCTCCAGCTCCGTGGAGTCCGGAGCCTGTGAAGCGCGCTGCTCATGCTTGCGAGACTGGAACTTCCAGTACGCGGCCTGGTGTTCGGGCGTCATCTCCGCAGTCGGAGTGTTGTCCGGGTAGCCGTGCTCGTTGACGGCCGGCGGAGTCTGTGGCTCAGGCATGGTGGTTTCCCCTGTCGGGAGTCGTCAGCCCGTGGCGGGCGTCAGGTCGGAAGGTGAATGTCGTCGGGTCCGGAGAACCGCTGTCCGCGGTATCCGAGGACAGGGCCGATTTCCCCGTGATCGTTGGCGATGATGATCTTTCGGTAGTCGACCGCTCGTCCTCCGCGGTCGCTCTTACCGAGCGCCTCCTCCACTAGGTCGTGGATGCGCTCTAGCTTGTCTTCGTCGATGACCTGGCCCGGATCCTCGTCGGCCGTCACAAGCTTCACTAGGCAGTCACAGCCCGGATGGATTGGCGCCAGGTCGCGCTTCCGGTAGCGCTGCGTGGACGCGATCATGCAGAGAGCACAGTCGTACTCGCCCTGCAGCTCACGGACCGTGTACTGAAAGCGCGGCATGTCGTCGCCGACCTCGCGCACGGTGTGCGTCCGGGCTAGCTGAAGATCGGTCTTCGCAAGCGTCTCCAGGCGATGCGCTCCGCGGTCGATAGCCACGTCCAGCGGCTCACCGTTCGAGAGCGCCCACCACACGTCCTTGAAGGGACGCTCGTAGACGTCCTCCGGGTCGACGTCGCGCAGGGCCTTGCCGGTTACCTTGTCGAAGTCCAGGCCGATCCGCCCGGCGTCAGCGTCGATATCCCGGTAGAGCTGCTCCAGATAGGTCGCCGTCAGCGACGCCACCTGACGTTGTCCAGCGAGCAGCACGGGGAGCGCAGTTCGCTGGAAACGCTTGACGTCGGGATCGCGATAACTGCCCAGATCAGTCCAGGCGCGGGCGGTACGTCCGAGGACGCTCGTCCACACGCTGCTGACTGCCGTCCCGTACTGGCGATCAAGCCGCGTTAGGGACATCCGCGCTCCGTCCGATCACAGGCTGGTCAGTGGGCGGCTGCTTCGCGTCGCGCTTGGCCTGGAGGGAGGCCGGCTGTGGGTCGGTCGCCGGAGCTGCGTTCAGTGCGTCTGCCGCGCGATCGATCTCCATACGGTCGATCTGTGCGGGCGTGTAGCCCATGTCCTCCATGCGCTGACGCCACGGAACGCCGGCCGAAGCCTTCTTCACTGCAGCGTCAGCCAGTTCGGAGATGCTGCGGGACTCCGGGTCACGCCAGAGAGTCTCAGCGTCGTATGCGGTCGCGCGCGTCTCGTCGCCCAGCACCTTAAAAGCAAGGCGCATGACGTTTTCCCAGCTCTCTCCGAAGGTGCGCTGTCTGTCGCGAACCTTCGAAATGAGACCAGTCTCAGCAGCCTTCAGAGCGTCGCCGGAGACGTTGACCACCGCGCCAATCAGGTAGTGAGGTGGCGTCCGGCTGATAGCCGCAAGATCCTGGACGGCAGCCTCCACCGCGCGCACGTACGGCACGAGGTCAGTGGCCGCGAACTCGCCGAACTTCACGTCGGCGTCGTCGGTGGTCCACAGCTTCCGAATGTCCAGCTGGAACGGCTGGATCTTCGCTCCGGTGACAGGGTCCTCGTCGACCTGAAGGCCCGCAGCCCAACGCTGCCTGAAAGCGCCGTACTTCATGGCTGCGATCAAGTTGATCAGCGAGAGGTTGATGCGGTTCTGGATCGAAAGAACGTCTTCGTGCTCCGCGAAGCCCTCTGGCCTGCGGTTGCGCCGGTTGACGAAGGGGACGAGCGGGACCATGCCAAGCGTGTTCTTGCCGGCACCGTCGTCCATGTTCGGGAGCGCCAGGGCATCCCAGCCGCGGAGCGTAGCAGCGTTGCCGGAGAATACCGGCGCCTGTGACTTGGTGGTGAACTGATGGACCTCTGTCGGCGTCCACAGCGTCGCGCGAGTGTCGCCAGTCCAGTCATCCCGCCACAACTTCAGGCCCGCGGCTAGCTTCCGGCGATTGCCCGGCAGATGCTCCACAGCTACCTGACGGGGAGTCTCGTGCGTCAGGACCGGCCGGCCGTCGTCACCCTTCTCCACGAGGACGAAAGCCCGTCGCTGGGAGAGGGCGCCGTAGTGGACGAGGTCAGAGTCCGCATCCATCCCGTTTTCTTGCCAGATGCGGTTAGCGTCCTCGTCGGCAGCCTTGGCGGACTTGCCGCCCTTGACCTTTCCGAAGCGGAAGCCGTCGACGCCCATGCGCTCCGTCGGGGAGTCGATGACCAGACTGGTCCAGTTGGTGCGGGCGTCCTTCATCCACGCGGCTACCTCCGCGGGGTCGACGCCAGGGACGTACGGAAGAGGCGCCCTGCCTTCGGCGTAGCGACGCAGGGTGTCGAGACCGGGCGTCACCTCTCCGTCGCAGTCGGGGCGTGAGTCGTCACGCTCGTCCAGCAATTTCTTTCCGAGGCGCTGAAGCCACCATCCCGGAGACTCCACCTTCGTTGCATCGATAGGCACTTACGGACCTCCTTAGAAGGCGACGAGACGACCGGACTTCTTCTTACGCTTGGTAATTCCTGCAGCGACGGCGTCAGCGCGGCACTCGTAGGCGAGTACGGCGGACATGGCGGCGTCGATCTTCTTCGGACTCTTGGCGTGCTCCTTGCCGATGCCGATGTGGTTGCGGCCCATGGGGCGGCGCTTGGCGTTCAGTACGTGGCGAGAGAGCGTGGCTCCCAGCGCGGAGAACGGGGCCTCTTCGCCTTTCTCGGTGCCGGCGAAGCTGAGCGCCTTGTCGTCGGTGGCCTCCACGAAGCGATTCAGCGCCATCTCCATAGCCGTTGGGCGGTTGGTCCACCACTCCAGCGGACGGGCCTGTGTGGCGCGCACGGAGAGGTTTTCGCCGAAGTCCGCGGTCCAGCGGTCCACGTAGTCCTGCCAGTGCGGCGGGTCGCAGTAGAAGCCGCAGACCTCGTAGCGCTCGAAGGCGCGGGAGACAGCAGCGTCAACCGATTCGCGGTCGACCTGCCAGCCTTCACCTTCAGGGCCTTCGGGCTTCTCCCAGACACCGAGCAACTGAAGGTGTCCGTCGGAGACGCGGCAGGCTGTGAGCGCCGTAGCGTCGTCGCGGATGGATCCGTCGAAACCGAGTGTCACGAGTTCGCCGGCCGCTATCTCTTCGGCTCGTCGGCACAGCTCCCACGAGTCCGGATTCATCCACGCATCGGAGCTGGACGTCCTGGAG